CATTTCTTTTCCTGTCAAAATTATTAGTGGAGAAGGAACACCACCCCCTTCGGTCTCCTGTCGTAGATGCATCTCGTTTCAGGTGCTAGTGATAACTATTGTTTCAGTCGCGTATCCTACTTTAAAAGTCTTTCTCAGCTTCCCACTATTTGTTTAATTTTTATGGTTTATATTATAAATCCATAATTGAAATATCATGCAATTAAAAATTATTAAAAAAATATCAAAACTTGGTTTATGATCCTCATCAAATAAATCTAAATTTATTTCAAATTCAAAAAATGAAATACCATCAGAAAAATCTCTTACTATGTTAAATAAAGATAAGTCTATACCATAGTTTTTTGATATTTTCATGATGAAGCAAGATCATATGGAGGTTTTAATCTATCAACAATACCATAGATCTCTGGTCCTTTAAAAACCATGTAAATCTTTTTATCATAATACATTGCTTGTCCAGCTTGTTGATGAACTACAATAGTATCACCAGCTCTAAGATCCGCTTCAACCAATTCTCCCTTTGAAATAACAACACAATGTTTCTGAGGAAGTTGTTTTTGAGCAGTCTCTGGAATAAAAAGACCTCCTTCAGTTTTCATTGAATCCTCTAGTAATTCGCAAATAACATTATCTCCTATTGCCATTGGTACCATAACTTAATTCTCCTTTAAAATTTTTGTAATTTTCTTCCATTATTTATATCATCTACTATTCTTACATGAGGCACAAAAACTAAAGCTTCAGAAACATTGTCTCCTTGTTGTGTTGTAACTTGAACAATACATCCTTCACCTTGAATAAAACATGCTTTTGTTGATTTCATCCAACCTTCTTTTTTAGAACTTGCTTTACAAAGAAGCTGAAACATATCACCATTGCCTATTACTTCTATATCAGGAACATTTTTTCTTGCTCCTGATATATCTGAATTATCTAATGTTTTCATTTTATCTCCTATACAAAATCATATACTAAATGCATTCTACTTGAAATATTTGTTTTATATTTCTCTGCTGCATTAAATACTTCTGGCGCATTTAAAAACATCTGTTCTCTGTTTTTTCCTAAAGGCATTAAATAAATCCTTTCTGAAGGAAAGAATTTAATAACATCTTCAATAAAATCTATAGTATGTTGTTCATAACCGTATACAATCTTTAAAAATACATCTTGGTTATTAGAAAGTTGTTTTGATAATTCTAAAGCAGCTTCAATATCATCATCATTAAATAGTTTTGGAGAATAACTATAATGAACTTTTTTAGCAGAATCGACTTCTTTAATTAGCTCCAGTAATGCAAGTCCATTAGTCTCAACATTTGCAACTGGATAATAAAGATTGTTTAACATAGATATTGTTTGTTTAAGTTGCGAGCTAAACGTGGGTTCACCACCTGTTAAAAGAAGTCCAGTTTTTTCCTCGTCTATAATTTCTTGTAATCTTGGTAATGTAAATTCTGCTTCTTGTAATGCTCTCATTTTAACCATAGTATCACACCAAGAACAATGTCTATTACAAAACTTAAATCTACATAAAAGCATTCTCTGTCCTGTGTCTGCACCCTCCCCTTGCCACGTGTTAATACATTCAATTAATTTTACTGTTTCCATACATTCTCCTTTTTTTATTATTTACATATTTTATTTGCTAATTTTCCTGTAGAACATTCTGTTCCAGTTTTATGCCCATATTTATAATGACATTCTTCACAACAAGCAACTCCAAAATCTGGATCAAGTACAAACCCTGGTTCTAATTTCTGTGACATAATATGATGAACAATGTTTGCTGGTTCTTCACAATATTCACAAATGTAATCTTCTCGCTCTAATACTTGTTGTCTAAAAGTTTGGTATTCCTCTGATGTATATAAATCTTCTTTTAAAATACCAGCTCTAATTTGATCTTGTTTGATTAAAGTATTAGTATGTTTTCTATATAAAGGACATTCTTGTTTACATTCATCACAACAATAAAAATAAAAACTATCAGTTCCATTAATATTATCTAAAGAAAATGATCTAGACCCTATCTGATAACCCGTTGGAGTAAACCAACCACCTTGTTCTTTTGAGTTCTTACATTTATGGTTTTTACAGTGTACTTGTATTTCTTTTTCTTTTATTTTATTGGGGTTATATCTCATTTCTTCAACCTTAAAGAAAGTTGGATATTTCTTTTTAATTTTAGAAATAGATAGTTTATTAGACACTCTTTTTTTATTTATATATTTATTAGATATATAAATATTATTTGGAGTATTATATATTTTTTTAATTGAATTACTTATTTTTTGTTTTGTTTTTTCACTAACAACAATATTATATCTAGCATTATTTTCACCAGATTGTTTAATTTTATTAGTTTCAGAATTCTTTCTTTTAACTTCAATACATTGTGCCCAATTTTTAGAACAACAAACTTTACCATTTTTAAATTGATAAGTAGCTTGTTGACCACAACCATAGTCACATAATTTATTAGTTTTTATAGTAGAAGGTTTTTGTTCATTTATTGTTTTCTTATGAAATTCTTTGCAACCAAAAGGTTTCTCACTACAACACCATTTACCATTTTTAAACTGATATTTAGCTTCTTGTCCACAACCATAGTCACATATCATAATCGATCTCCTTCATTTATAATATGTTCTAAATAACAAACTTTATTTCTTACCATTCATATCTAGTTTCATAAATTAATGCCATAATATTTTCTAATGCATCATCAATAGTATCTTCTTCTATAGTTTTTCTTATTTCACGCTTCATTAATATATCAAATGGTTCAACAGTTTTATCATTATATGCATCATCCACAAATTTACTATAATCTCTTTTCATAATAATTTCTCTTTTCATATTGTTAAAATTTGTTGTTTTTGATGAGATTTCATTAATGGATCTAGCATTAGCTTATATCTATCAATAAATGAAGATTGAAGTTGAGTTTTAACATCAGGTATAAAATACTCTGGCAATCTTTCTTCTTCAATAGGTACTGCTACAATTTCTAGTTTTCTCCCTTTACTAACAAAATTATTCTCGTAATTATCTATTACTTCTTGAGGCGCCTTATTAAAATCGATACCTTTAACATGAAACATATATCCTCTAGATCCATGATAGTGAGATATATATGATATATCATTAAATGCTTGCATTGCTCTAACTCCTTGAGGAATTAATTTATATTGTTTTAAGTCCTTACCCCAAGAAACTGGTCTTGCAATTGTTTTATTTCCTTCTGAAATTAATCTTCTGAATTCTCTTTCTTTACTTTTTACAAAATCCATTAATTTATTATAACTTACTTTTTTTGTCTTAAAAATTTTATCAAGTATTTCTTTTAAGAATTCTTTACTTTTCGAGCTGTAGTCAGACCTTTTAATTTCCAAACCCATATAATTAACTTCATCACAATCAACACCTTCATTATTAGTTATATGAATTGCATATCTCTTTTTAGCAAGAAATAATCCCCTTTCAATAACTAACTCATTTTTTAGAACTAACTTACATTCTTCAAATGAAACATTATGAGATTCAACAATTTCTTTCATAATTATATTATTTAAATATTCTTGAATTTCTCTACAATATTGATGTATCTTAATAGTTGATTTATCTCCTTTAAAATTTTCGAAGCAACAAAAAATACTATCAGTATCACCTGTCACAATGTATTCAAACTCTCTGGTAGGAAATGCTCCAAGTGGTGAATCAGGATCATGATACATTTCAGTTTTAGTAGCAATCATTTGACGAACTAAATCATCACCAGTTTTTAAATGAGACATATAGTTATTGCCTTCAATTATAGAAGCTTTAAGTGCTTCTTGACCACCGAGTGTGATCGCAGCAGCACAAGGTAGATTAAAAAATCTAAAAGATTTATTAGCAATAACACCATATAAAGTATTTGCAAGAACCTTATAAACTAACTGTTTTGTAAAATATAATTCTTTTAATTCATTGTCACCTTCATCCTTAGCTTTAAACATTAAATTTTTATAATTCTTTCTTGAACTCAAAAGATTTTCTAAAATTAAACTATAATAAGAAACTTCATCTTTATGATTTTTATAAAAACAACCATTAATAGTATGAATTAAATTATCATCTTTTATAGTTTTAAGTAAATCTTCTTTTGATATTTTAACTTCTTTGTTTGCATACATTGGATCTATAATCATATCTATTTTTTCAGGCAAAGATTCTTTACTATAAGCTAAATCATATCCTATATCAGGATTTTTAGTTCTCATAACAAAGTTATTTAATCCAATATTATAAGTCATGATAAGAGAAGGATATAGAGATGCAAAGTCAAAATCAACAACTGTATCATAAATGCCTGGTTCTGGTGTTAATACAAATGCTCCAGGATATTTCTTTTTAGCATGATTTTCCGCGTTCTTAGATGCTAACCCTTGAGATTTTAAATAAGAAACAACAATTGAATCTATTTGGTTTGATGGAGAAGTAGCTGAATCAAAACTAGCATTACAAATAACTCGTAGTTCATTTAATAAATAAATATGTGCTAATTTATCTTCTAAATCTGAAAGTAGTTCAGTATCTCTTATGTTGTATTCGATTAATGTATTTAAATGTTCCCAATACATTTTATTAAATCTTACGGGCAATTCTAATTTTTTTCTTTTTAATTCATGATCTGCAATAAAATCAAGTTTGTAATTTTCCATTTTAGTAAATGTAAACATTTTATAAAGATGCATTTGATCCAATACAATACACCCTGGAAGATTACAAAAAAACCTTTCACCATCAACATAGAATTCTCCAAACTTAGACATTGATGCTGAAGATATTTTAAGTTTTTTCATTCTATTAAATAAATATTCCATATCAAAACCAATAAAATTCCATCCAGACATAAAATCAGGATCGTATGTTTTAAAATCTTTAATCCATTCTTGTATTAAATTTTTTTCACTTTTAAAGATTTTAAATTCAACCCCTTCAATTGTAACTATTGGTTCTGTCCCATTATCTAAAATATAACAAATTTTCTTTTTAGGAGTTTGAAAAATACTTGTAATCATATCTACTGGATATAAAGCATCCTTTGCTTGTGGAAATGATTGATTGTCTTTACCAATATCAATTTCTATATCACAAAACATTACATTTGATGATATTCTTTTTGCTTCACCTTGATTTTGTTGATAATAATCAATTGCATGTTTAGAAGTTAATCTTAAATCACCTTCATATGTTTTATTACTATCTAAATTATTTTTTTCTGAATATGGAATTTTAATAATATCCAGTAAATCATATGATATAACCTTTCTAGCTTCTATATTTGAAGGAGCTTGATAGCAATAATAATCATCATTTTCTTTATGATATACTTTATTATTATCCTTATCCCTAAAAATATATAATACCTGTTTAGTCATATTTAAATTTTGTATATCAACTAATCTATAATCTGTTGTGTAGAACTTGTCAGGAATTCTATACCTATGTAAACCTTTTTTTCCAGTTGTTAATTTATTTTCTTTAATTTCTGTAGATTGAACTATCTCCTTTCCTAAAATAATATTAGAAGCTTTTTTAATATCATCTTCAAAATAATTTTCCATATCTCTATTTCTGTTTACATAACTTGGATGAATAGTCAATAACACATCATATCCATCCCATTTAAACATCTGACCGCGCTTATTAGTTATTCCACTCTCGCCTATACCAAAAGCTTTCATTGGACTAGTGCCCATTAAAACTATTAATTTTGGGTCGCAAGTCTTGATGATGTTAAAACAATTTACCTTACATCTTTCAATAGTTTCATCATCAGGATTTGCTGTATTGCCTTTATCATCTAAAGTTAAACATAAAACAGTATTTGTGAGCAACCATTTACAATCATTTTTAATATATTGATCAAAATATTTTCTAAAAGTTTTCCCTGCTTTTCCTACTAATGGTTTCTCAGATTTAACTTCATCTTTTCCTGGATTTTCCGCTACGAAAACTATATCCACTTTTGTTAAATCTGTTTTTGAATTTGTGTCAAGAATACATGATTCTGCGTCTATTAGTTTACAACCTAAACAATCTGCTAATGATTGCTTTATATTCATATAACCTCCTGTTCAAAAAGATATCCTGGTTTATACCAAGTTTCTAATGGTTTTCCAGCCATATGTTCATGTTTTAAAAATGTACCACATTCCGGGCACCAAAAAAAATATTTTTGTACCCATCCTGTAGTCTGACCCATTTTTTTTATTTTTGCTTTACAATTTTGGCATTCCATGATTTCTCCTTTCTAAATTTTATTTTGAAAAGTTATATCTTTTTTTAGATAATCTATAGATATTAAATCTTTAACATGAACCCACATATCATATAATCCATTAAATTTATTATCTAATTTAATATACATAATTCTTCCTTTTTCTTGGATTTTTTATTTGCATCATTTATAACAGTTAAAGATGTTTTTTTATCCCAAACTTGAGTAGTACTACGAATTGT